TGCAGGAGTTAGCCAATCACCTTCTTGAATGTATGTGGTCGGATTCATTTGTCCAACTCTTGTCACATTCAAGTCTGATATGGTTACACTATTTGCTGATACATTAGTCGCACTACCATTTTCTATAAATTCAAGTGCATTGGCATTTAGTTCTACTGCTGCAACGCCAGACAATCCTGGTGCATCTCCAGTTGGTGTAGCTGAGACGTATGCGAAGTAGTTGCCATTAGTGGTTTCTATGTTTTGAGGGCCTTCAACCCAATTAGCACCCCATCTTGTTCCAACATATTCAGTGGACGATGCATCAGTCCCAGAGAATATAATAAAGCTATCAACGGTTGTATCTCCCTTACCTGTAAAACCTGGGGGGACAGTGACAGCATTGGAAACAATATAACTACCACTCGCGGTTGCATAATTGGGAGTTACTGTCTGATTCCCTAATAACAGGAAGTTAGCGGCTGCTGGATAGTTACGCCACTGGGTGTCCTCCTCATTATATCGAAGAGTATCCCCAGTCGCTAATGCAGCTTCGAAGGATACATCGGATATACGAGAAAGTTTAGTATCAGTCCCTAAGAATGTTCTAGAGTTAGCGGTTGTAATTGATGTTGCTACGAACAGGTCTGCTGAAGTGTCATATTCAGCATTAGTTACAAAATCTGCTGCTGAACCATCGAATCCATCTTTAGTTACAAGAGTTGCAGTCGTAGTATAGAATAACCCTGTAGTTGTAAATAAGTCTGCGGAAGTATCATATTCAGTTTCAGTTACATAAGCACCAAGGTCTGAAGTTTTAACAAGAGTTTGATCTGTTATGAAATTTGCAACACTCGTGGTTGCAGTGTCATTGCCAGTGGAGTAGAGTAATAAGTCTCCATCGCTTCCTGTTGACGGCTTCTCAAGTAACGTCGCAGTCGTAGTATAGAATGTTGCCGTGGTTGTGAATAAATCTGCTGAGGCATCATATTCAGTTTCAGTTACATAAGCAGCAAGATCTGTGTCAACTACGACATCAGTACCGTTAACCGTTGGAGTGGCGTTGAATGACGTAGGTCCAGTGACGTTGAGACCCACAGAAGTAACATTAAGACCTTTTTGAAACGAGTTTGCCTGAGTAAATGTATTTACACTCCCCACTAAGGCAGCATTATCTTGAACATATTGTTGGGTTGCTAAAGCTTGTGAGTTTACAGTAGGTAAGGTGTCGGTAAAGGAGAAAGCCCCTTTATGAGTAGCAGGGCCTGTAGCATTAAACCCAACAGGAAACTGGGGTTCGTTTACTACAAATGTAATCGGACCTGTAACATCCGCTGCTGCTGCTACGGGAAGATAATCGGCTAGTTCACTCGCTACGTAACCAGTAGTAGCAAGATTTAAAGGAGTTGCAGTTGGTGAGAGTGCCTGAGGAGTATTCTCCGAAGCGTAGGTTACTATATCTCCTGGGACTCCAGCAGGGACGCCTGTTACAGAGCCTCCACCACCACCACCACCACCAGTGACAATAGTCGAGGGAGCATACAAGAAGGTGCCATCGCCAACGGCAGACCAAGCTAAAACTTGATACTGTTCGGGAGCGTGGTCGGTGGCGACATCCGCAAGATCTACCGAACTAATTTGAAACTCCGCCAAACCAGACGGAGTGTTATTACTATCGTAGCTTAAAGCTAAGGGAAGTCTGTTTTGTATAGTCACTAACTACCTCCTTTAGCTCTTGTATTGTTCGGGATCCTTCTTCTTATCTTTCTTCTTAGCATCATCGCCGTTAAGATCACCTAAGAGGTCTTCAATCTGCGACATGAGATTCGTCAGATCATCTTGATCCATCTCTTCTGGCTCATCGTCGTCTTCATCGTCTTCATCGTCTTCATCTTCATCCTCTTCATCCCCTTCGTTCTCATCATCCTGAGGTTCTTCGTCCTCTACTTCAGGGGCTACAGGATCCTCGCCCTTTGCAGCAGATTCTTCCTTATCAGCCTCATCGTTAACTTCCTTAGCAACTTCCTCAGCATCTTTCTTATCATCCTTCATCGGGACTTCAGAATCGCTGTCCATGTCATCAGGGGATCCTAAAGAGTCTTCACCCTTATCATCGTCATCGCCCTCCATGTCTTCCTCGTGATCCTCTACGGAATCAGCAGCCTTCTCAACAGCCGGGACCAGCATCTTTAAAACTTGGCCAATCTTACCAAGCTCGTCGCCTACCTTGCTAAAGTCCATGTAATCCATGAGCTTCGCTTCATTCAGCGATTCAGTGTATCCAGCCTCGTTAAAGACTTCATTAATGAAGTCAGCAAGATCGATAGCCTCAGCACCATTCTTGGTCACCAATGTATCAACAAACTCTACAAGCGTTTTCTGAATGACCGAGTCACTCGGAGCGTGCTTTGCGATAGCCGTTAAGATCTCCGCTTCGGTCATCAGAAGCGTCTTAAAAGTCGGCACTTCATCAAGCTTGCGAACATCGATACCATACTTCTCGTTTAAGACATCTAATACATAAGCCTTGACAGGCTTCTTCATTTCGAATATCTTACCAACAAAAGTGGTGATATCCTTGTTCTTAGCAGTGATCTCATTCATCGAGAGCGAGTTCTTAATGATGCTGTTTAATTGCTTCTTACTCGAAAGAGCAAAGTAAGGAACGTCAGATACAACCTGAGCAACTTGGTGTCTTATGTTCTCTTCATCACTCTCGTAAATCATCGCAGCCAGATCTTGAACCGAGGCGTTATCAACCCAGATCTTATCAAAGCTTTGACGAGCCTCAAGCAGTTCTTTCTGGATCAGTTCCTTTCTGCACAGGTGCTCGTAAAGGCTATCCTTGCCGATGGTTCTTACTTCAAAAGTCTTGTTTTCGACAATCTGCTCGATTGTCATCTTCGGAAGATCGAACGAAGTTGATACCAGGGTAGAAAGCTTAACACCATTTCTGATGCCAGCCGACTCCGAGATAAGGTCCTTTTCACTTAAGAATTTGACCAGTTGGTCCTTCATCTCGTTTACTCTCTGGAACTCCTTACATGTGACAATGTTACCCTGATCCCCAAATCTTTGAACCTTCTCTTCGAGCCTGTTCTTAATCCTGTCATACGACAGTTGAGTCTCATACATCGAAAGGATATTATCGAAGGAGTTATCAGCCTTATTGTAGTCGCTCTCCATCAGGTTGAAGAGCATGTTCGTTACTTTCTTAGATGTAACAGCCTCAAAAGCCTTACGATCCTCTAACACTGAAGCTTCCTCCACAACAATCTTGGTGAGCTTAAGAGTAGGCTTGAAGTTGTAATTGCCACTTATCACTGAACCGCTTTCGGTTAAGTAAGTAGCCTTACCGTCTTCAACGCTAAAAAGTTCGACGTTTTCTCTGAGAGTGCGGGCCAAGTAGTCACCAATCTTGATCAGATTACTGAAGTCTTTGCCTCTATTTTCAATAAGGTTAGTTAACATAGCATAAAATTGTTATCAAAATTATTTAGATGTGCTTAGTTGGTGTTATTTTTTAAAATGACTTCCTTTAGTCATATCTTCCAATAGTTTAAGCAACTCATCATCACAATCAGCCTCAATTGCTAAAGACTTCATGTTTTCAATATCTAGGGATTCAGGTTGTGGTTCAGGGCCTGGGGGAGGGCCAGCTTCAGCCCCAGGATCACCAGGAGGAGGCATACCGCCCATAGGAGGTGGAGCACCAGGACCACCGGCCATAGCTCCAGCCAATGCAGGATCTTTCTGATCTTTCTCAAGACCATCCTTCATATCTTGGATTTCATTATCCGAAAGCTGGTAGTAGTCCTTGTAAATCTTCTCAATCGGGAAAATGCCCAAACCCTTCACAGCCTGGACAACTCTGGCTTTCTGCTCATCGGTATCTAATTGTCTCTTCAGAGCCATATCAGACGGAGCGGGAAGCTTAATTCTTAAGTCATTAATAAGAGTGTTGGGGAAGCCTTTGAGCATCAAGTGCCTCTTAGCTAAGGTCTCCAAACCAATCTCAATCGACTTTTGAATTCTAGTGATAACTCTGGCAAACTTAACATCGAGTTGAGCCAAGTTAGCCTTTCTTTCAGGAGTGTTATCCTTCTCGACAATGTAATCCTTCGGAATCTTTAGAGCAGCAAGAAGCTTAT